GGCTGCGAACTTTCTGCGCCGCACGCACCCGTCGGTCCATCGTGCGGACATACGGATGTACGAGCAATCGGCCCACACATGGGGCGACGTGAAGAACGTACCCTACCGGGGCGTCAATCAGTATTTCGTTTCAGGGAAAGGCATCATGTGGATCGACGACCTCATCGCCTATGCTCAGACAAAAGGGTTCCAGATTAAGGAGTTAATTTAATGACACGTATTACAAAAACTACTGAAGAAAAAGCTACGGTTCAAGAAGCACCTGTCGTGAATGAAAAGGAAGCCATCGTTGCTTGGCTTCGCTCAGGTAAGATGAACATGTTCGAACGCAACACCCGTTGGTTGGCGGATCGGATTACAGAAGGGGATCATTTGAAATGAGATATGGAAGTGTTTGCAGCGGCATTGAGGCCGCATCCGCCGCATGGCATCATATGGGCTGGGAAGCCGCATTCTTTTCGGAGATTGAAAAGTTCCCCTGCGCCGTTCTTCAACACCGCTACCCCAACGTGCCTCTGCACGGCGACTTCACAACTATTAAGGAAAATGAATATGGAAAAATTGACCTCCTCGTCGGCGGGACACCCTGCCAGTCATTCAGTGTCGCAGGACTGCGAGGCGGACTGGACGACGACCGTGGTAACCTCTCCCTTGAATTTTGCCGACTTGCTCAAAGAGAGCAACCTCGCTGGATTGTCTGGGAAAATGTCCCCGGTGTCCTGTCATCGAACGGAGGACGGGACTTTGGTTCCATCCTCGGGGCGCTGGAAGACCTCGGGTATGGCCTCGCGTACAGAGTGCTTGACGCTCAGTACTTCGGAGTGGCCCAGCGACGCCGCCGTGTGTTCGTTGTCGGATACCTTGGAGACTGGCGACCTGCCGCAGCGGTTCTCTTTGAGCGCCACAGCATGTCGGGGCATCCTGCGCCGAGCCGACAGGCGCGGCAAGAAGCTGCCGGAGCGGCTGCAACAGGCACTGGAGGCAGTGGCGGCATCGGACGGCCACAATCTGATTTAGCCGGACCGCTGACGGCTGGTATGCACAAGGGGCCACGCGGCACTGAGGCTGTGGAGAGTGGCCACGTTGTGGCCTACCGCACAACCGGGAACGACGGCTGCTATGAGACAGGCAGTGCCATTGGCGCGCTAACCACATCAACGGACCCGAACAGCCACGTTGTCACGGTCGGTACGCTCCGTGCGCACCATCCCGGCACCGCTGGCACCCAGAGCGACACTGACCACATTGTTGCAATCGACAACGCACATGCGTTCAAGGTCAGGGGCGGCTGCGAGGGTGGCGGCAAGGGCTATCTGGGTTCCGACGAGGTGGCCTTCACGATAAGCACCCATCAGGATCAGCATATATTCTCCGAGCCAGCCGCTGTGGCCCCTGCATCCACCGTCCGCCGCCTGACACCCGTTGAGTGCGAACGGCTGCAAGGTTTCCCCGACAACTTCACCGCCATACCGTGGCGCAAGAAGGGTGCAGAGGATTGCCCAGACGGCCCACGCTACAAGGCGCTGGGGAACAGCATGGCTGTTCCGGTTATGCGCTGGATTGGTAAAAGAATACAGATGATAGAGGATATGGTAGAATGAAACAGGTACAAGCAGCACAACTGGCCGAGTGGATTGTCGGCCACACACGGGGCTTCGCCGATAGAGGCGCGACTAAAGTTTATATCGAAGGGACGATTGATACCTACGATCTTCTCGTTTATGTCCAGTCGCTTCTGGCTGACCGAAGCAGGGAGCAAATTCATGCGGACAACAAAGCGTCCTACACTGGCCGACCCGATGCCTAAGGGGACATGTTATGGACAAAGTAAGATGGACCGATGATGAACAAAAAGTGGAGTTCATTCCAGTATTCATCATCGGTTTTGAAGAAGAGTTTGAACGCGGCGCAATAATGACAACGCCTGCGTATAAGATATTAGACGAAGCCGAACCTGAGTTTGCGCTCTACGCCATTGACGCGGCGGTAGATATGCTGATGCAGAGACGGGACCAAATTGAAAAGAGGGAGTTGCACTGATGAAGTTTAAGACACTGTATGAGATTGGGTTTACCGATCTCGTGTCCGTTATCCCGCCGAACGCTGAGTTATCAGCCATGTCTAAAATCCAAGCGGATCAGGCAGGCAAAGCACCCGGTCGGCAGAATGCGCAGGGCACATGGGGCGGCTATGCTTGGCAGGACTATGTTCCGACGCCTAATGACGTGGAGCGGTGGGACCGCAGCCATGCTAATATCGGCTTGAAGGCAAGCAAATATCCTGCGGTTGACATTGATGTTGTCAACGAGGGGCTGGCTAGGGTCATTGGTGATATGGCGGTGAAGGCATTGGGCAAAGCCCCGATGCGTATCGGTCGTTATCCCAAGCGCCTGTTCATGTATCGCACCGATGAGAAGATTGGCCGGATGCAGGTGCGGTTCCGTGACGACCGGGGCGTCGAGCAGCTTGTAGAATTTCTAGGAGACGGGCAGCAATACGTCATCGGCGGTATTCACCCTATCACTAAGGAGCCATACAGTCTCGATGTGGACTTGGAGACACGCGGCCCGGCTGGGTTGAAGCTGGTCACGCGGGAAAAGATTGAGCAGTTCTTTGCTGATCTGACGGAGACGTTGGAGATGATGGGCTGTCAGATTATCCACGCCGACAAGACGGCACAGAAGGCAGTCGAGCGGCAGTCGGTCGATCAGGCATCGCTTACTGCGCCAAGCGTTGTCCATGTGGCTGCTGCGGTAGCTGCTATCCCGAACAAGACCGAACACTTCCCCGACCGCGATGACTATATTCGCATGGGCTATGCTATAAAAGCAGCGTGTGGCCCGGACAATGAGGCGGATGCGTTCGAGATATTCGCAGGCTGGGCCGAGCGTTGGGAAGACGGCGTTAACTCGCTCGATACTATCGAAGCAGACTTCGGTCGTATGCACCCGCCCTATGAGTTGGGTTGGGACTGGCTGGCGGGTAAGGCTGCGACCTTTGGCTACAAGCGCGAGGTCGATGATTTCGATGTGACGGACTTCAGCGACGAAGACTTCGGCGTAGTGGCCTCGGCGGGTGAAACGCCGATTGAATACAGCGACATTGCTTTGGCGCAGCGCGTTGCTCGGCTACACGTTTCGGATATCCGATACGTTGTGGGCGGCATGGGCTGGGTCGCATGGGACGGAAACAAGTGGGCCAAGGACGTGGCGAACAAGCACATGTCCATCGTCCGCAAGGTCTGCGCGCAAGCATCGTCCGAGGCGTTGCAGAACATTGACAGCCCGCAAAAGGCGGAGCGAATCGCGCAGCGTGTGGCGTCGTATAATGTGATTGCAAACGTGGCGAAGCTGGCGGCGGTTGAGCCGTCCATGCAGGCCACCACCGAGCAGCTAGACGCGGACATCTATATCCTCAACACCCGGTCGGGCATGGTGGACCTGAAGACGGGGGTCTTGTTCGCGCATGACCGTTCTCGCATGTGCACAAAATGCACATCGGTCGAGGCGGACTTCAGCAAGCCAGCCCCGCAATGGCAGGCGTTCCTCAATGAGGCGTGCAACGGTGACGCGGAGATGATCTCTTACCTTCAAAGGTTGGCAGGTTATTCCGCGACGGGTAGCACCAAAGAGCATGTGCTCGCCTTCGCCCACGGGTCCGGCGGCAATGGCAAAGGGACGTTCCTCGGAGCGATAGGCAATATCCTTGGCGATTATGCCACCGTGGCCAGTGCGGACGTGTTCCTCGCGTCGAACAACCAGCGTCACCCTACAGAGTTGGCGTCGTTGATGGGTGCGAGGCTTGTGCACGCGCAGGAGATTGACCCGTCGCGCAAGTGGGACGAAGCCAAGGTCAAGGCGTTGACTGGCGGAGACAAGATCAGTGCGCGCTTCATGCGGCAGGATTTGTTTGAGTTCAATCCGCAGTTCACGTTGATTATCGCAGGCAATACGAAGCCAGAGATTACTAACGTGGACGATGCTATGCGTCGGCGTATGCACCTCATCCCGTTCGAGACTAAGCCAGTCCGCAAGGACATGGACTTGCCGGACAAGCTGAAGGAAGAATATCCGGCGATCCTAGCGTGGGTTATCGAAGGGGCTAAGTCTTGGCTGGAGCAGGGACTGAACCCACCGCAGGCAGTAATCCAAGCTACCGATGAGTATCTCGCAGGAGAGGATGCATTGGCCCGCTGGATCAGTGAACGCTGCGTGGCTGGTCCTGACAATGAGATGACTACCGGCGAGGCGTTCAATGACTTCCGTGACTGGTGCAAGGATAACAACGAAGCCAAGGGCAAGGACTGGTCGCAGCGTAAGTTCAACGGAGAGATGAAGACGCATGGCTATGACCCCACAAGGGACCGGGCGACACGTACGAAGCGTGTGTTCCGTGGCCTTGAGCTTCTCATAGGCGATGAAGATTATATGGTCATCAACGCCATGATTGATGAGCAATCGGAAGATTTCTTCGGCGTTCAGATTAACTTCAAAGCAGGCGAAGGGGATGAGTAATGTATGGGAATGATTTTATGAGATACAAAGAGATTAGAGATGCGCTGAATGAGGGCGGGGTAGATGTGGTCAATAGCCCACCGCACTATAAGACCGGAGGCATCGAGGCCATCGAAGGGATCGAAGCGTCGATGGGTCCGGAGGCATTTGCTGGCTACCTCAAGGGCAATATCATGAAATATATGTGGCGCTATGAGAGGAAGGGGAAGCCGATTGAGGACTTGAAGAAGGCCCGATGGTATCTTGACCGGCTCATAGGTTTACGTGAACGTAAAGAAGATTGAGGGGGCTTCGGCTCCCTTTTTTTTAAATCCGTGCACGGTTTGAGATAGTTCGGGCCGGGTTGGTGCCGGGTTTAGGGCCAGATAAAATGGCTGAAATCTAAGGATGTGCCGGGAGTGCCGGGTTTAAAAAAGTTAATTACCCC